TTGGCTGAGGCGGTAAAAGAAGAGGCTAAGACGTTGAACATTCATATAGGCTTAGGCGTGGGAAAAGAGTTTTTGCATATAGATGTTGATCGCAAGCAATTTACTACTTGGAATTACACTTACTAAATTTTCAATCTTTTGTTCTCGTCATTTTCTTTTACAACATCATCGGGATCATTGTAATCCATGACTTTTTCGTTTCTTTTTTCGTTTGCCTCAATAAGTTCCTTTACATCAACCATTTCAATTGCAATGTAATGCCTTAAGTTTTCTAAAAGCTCGTCACCCTTTTCAGATTTGGCAATTTCGGATACAAAAACTTCTTCTTCTGATAATGTTTTTTCTACTTTTTCAGGTTCTTTTTTTGTTACTTGAATAGGTTTTTTTATCTCCACTGGGATAACTTTGAGGCTCATGTTTTTATTTTACCACAATTTAAGCAAAAGCAAACTTAGGAATAGAAGAATTTTCTTTAATTGGAAAAAAATCACCTAAACTTACAATCGAAAGATCAAATTTATCAGTTCCTGAACTTGAACCGTCATGAATAATGTTGTCAGTGGGGGCTAAATAACCTTGTCCTACATCTAGCTTAATTCTTTTAACTGAATAATTCGGAAACTTTTCAAAAAACTTTTTAGGAAAAAAGCCTAAACATCGTTTAATTTCTATCAATTCATTTTCATTAATCATATTGTATTTGACGCAATCATCTACGTTCAAATTACAAAATAAAAAATAACGTGGGTCTGGGCCTAAGTTAATAGAAATTCTAGGTCTAGTTTTATCTCTTTCACAATAAGAAACACCATTTCTTCCAAAAGCATCTCTATCATCAATATGCAGTCCAACAAAACGTTTTTTATATTTATCAAACGAAACGGTTTCTAAGCCTGGCTGACTAAACGCAATTTCACTAAGAGCAATATCTTTATTATCTTGCGTAAATTTTAAAAAGAATGGTATTAATTCGTTTTCTAAAAACAAGTTCCATTGTCTTGTTTTTTGAATAGCTAAAATATCATCAGCGTTATTAGCTTTATTAAATTCAAAACTTAAAATTCCCTCTTTCATGCTAGGGGAAACATCAAAAATTAGAATGTCTTTTTGTTGTTTAAAATCGTCTTTATTTTTTAGTAACAAAATATCTTTATCTTTTTCACAACATTCAACCCAGTCTGTATTTGGAAGCACTGAATTTACTGAATAATGCAAAAAATTCTGATTATCTTTTAAATAATAAGCCCCTGTGTTTTTTTCAATTAAAGCCTTGCTTTCTAAAAACACTTTAGTGCCAGATAATAAAGGCATGTTATCCAAAGGTTCATCAAACGATTCTAAATAACAATCAATTAATTTTTTTATTTGTAAATTGCAGGCTACTGTTTCAGTGGAAGCAAAAGAACCTGTTTCATAAAATTTATTGGCAGGCCGACCTCCACCACAAAAAGAAAAATAGTCGCATTTATTTTTACATTCGCTAATGCCTTTATTGATTTGATTTTTTAATTTAATAAAATTTTTGTTTTTTAATAAATCTTTAATCTCTTTTATTTTGTAAATATTACCAACTGACATTTCTTGTTGACCTGCCATTTCAGGGCAAAATGTATATAAATCACCATTCGTTGTACACGTTAATATATTTAATGGATTAGCGACATCTTGCGAGGCAACAAAGTTTTTATTTTCTAAAAACGAATGGATATTACTCCTTGTTTGCTGAAATTCTCGAATATTTACTTGGGGATGTTTTTTGTTTAATTTTTGCAATGTTTTTATAAAAGCCTTATATTTTATGTAAACAGACTCGCTTCCTTTAAGGCTTGATTGCTCATTGTTTAGTTCCATTTCTTCAACATTAAATGCAAAGTTATATAGTTTGTTATTTAAAAAGAAAAAAAAGAACTCTTCTGGAAAATCTAAGTGTGTTTTAGTTACAACAGCAAGGGGTGATACTGGAATATTATGATCTTTTAAAAGCTTCACTTTTTCCATTACTTTTTCATGTGTTGAAGAGCCATCCCACCCACGCCGACTTGCATCATGCAAAAAAGCAGGGCCATCCAAGGATAGACTTGCTGTCATTTTGTTTTTTTTAAAAAAATCTATCCATTTCTCAGTAAATAATGTCCCATTTGTTTGTACGGTTTTTATAATTCTTATATTTTTTTGATTATGCTTATCAATTAACTTAAAAATCTCGTCATACATATGCATTGGCACAGTTAGAGGTTCGCCAGAATGAAAAAGGATTTGTAATTTTTCTTTTACAATATTTGAATTCAGCACTTTTTCAAGCAATAAATCAACAGTTTTAATGTCAATTTTTTGGCTATTTCTTCTATCTCTTTCTGGTATATAGCAATAGGTACAATTTAGGTTACATTTCGAGCTTGGTTGGATAATTAATAAATTAAGATTAGCCTCCACCATAATTACCAAAGTTATCAAATCCATTTCGCCAACCATGATTTGTCCAATTTGAGACTTTTGTTATTTTTGGTTTATTCTCATCTTTTTTTGATTTTTCTTCTTTTATAACATTTTCTAAATTTGAAACTTTTTTCAAAAGCATGTTTTCTTTATTTGAATCTAAGTTTGGAATTGACATGTATGAAATCTCCCTTTTTGTTTTCTTTTATTTTATTGATATTTATATAAAAGTTTATTATAATGGTTTATTAAAAAAATGCAACACAATAAAATTCAATCTATTACTGTTATACCTGAAAGACCTATAAAACCTACTTATTATATAGTCAAAGAAGACCCAAATTATTTTGGCTCTGGTTTATATACTGGAAGGTGCAAAAGAGGATTTTGTTCTGACTTAAAAAAAATTGTATGCCGAGCCGATGGGCAAGGGAAATTAGAGGTCAAAGGGGTGGATAAAACTTGGGTTTATGTTGGAAATTGGGATTTTGGTTCTGCTAGCGGATACGGTGAATGCACTATTTGGCATCATATAAAAACAACCGAGAATGAAAAAGGTGATATTAGCGTTTATAAAGGGCAGTGGAAAAACTCTGCTCATGAAGGGCAAGGCGAACATGTTGTTACTAATAAAGATGGCGTTGTGACAAAAACAGAAATTGGGTTATTTTTCGATGGCAATTTTGTTAATTTTTAATTGTCTGATTTTTAAAATCTCAAAATAAGCATAATTAATTACATCGAGCAGTTCTTCTTCCATTTCAGTGTACATGCAACGATCATCCAACTCAGAATCAAATTCACCATATTGTACTAAACCTTCTTGTTGTCGTTTTTTACATTGCTCAAAAATATCATCCATAACGTTTTCCGTATTCCGCAATCAGCATCGCATCTGCAATTGCATGAGTGATCTTAATTTGAGGAAAAAGTTGTTGAGCTTTCCTTTTTGTTACGTTCTTAACGCCCTTAGTTTGACATGAAAGGGCTTTTTGCCACGTTAAAGGACGAACCATCTCAAACGGTATTTGCATAGCAGTTAAGATGCCATAAATGAACCCAAAAGCTTTTCCAAAAGTAAAAGCGGATGCGTTTCCATCTCTAGGCATACTTGCAACTTTTTCAAAATAGCATTTATTAGGACGAGGTTGCTCTAATATCCACTCATAAATATCCATTTCTGTTTTATTTGTCATTGATAACGTGTATATATTTTCATCATCTAAAATACAAATACCCCCACTTTTACCGGGGTCTATGCCCATAATTATTTGATTCTTAGGCAATTTTAGAAAATATTTTGTTGTTAAAACTGGCTTTTGCGATTTTATCTTTATTTTTCCCTAGTTTTTTTGTGGCATATTTTATGAAATCGTCACGTTTGGTTGGGAACCCTATTTTTATTTCGATATTATTTTTTTCTAGATAATCCCATACACTATCAGATTTATAATTAAAATATTCATTACATTTCCAACAAAACGCAAATAACGCATTACCATAATAGGCTGGCTTATTTTTAAAATACTTAGAAGGTGACTCTGCCTCTGCCTGATACAATTGCTTTAATTTTTCGTTTTGTATTTGACGTTTTTTTTCTTCTGCAATTTCTTTATGAACCGCTTTAATTTCTGTCGTTTCAGGAAATCTTGAGATTGTTTTTTCGTAGTCTCTGTACCAAATTAAATTTCTAGCTTTTCTTAAGGTTTCTTCTATATATGGAAGCCCCCCCAGCTCCTCATAATAAACATCTGTCATTAACAAATCAACATTGTGTTGCTTCGCTGCAACAAGCCGTTGAAATTCAACTGAAAATTCTTTTGCTTTCATGAAAACTCCCTTTTTTTCTCTAATTCTTCCATTTGATAAACAATGTTTTGACTTGCTATGGTTTTGTAGCCAAAACTTTTTGAACTATATTTATCTTCTTTTTCAATTTCTTTTGAAACCCAACCACACAAAACTCTGTAGTGGCATTTGTACGGCTTTTTTCGCTCTGAATTGGGGATATAATTATCCAATTTTTCGATTAACCGTTTTGTTTTATTTTCTCCGTAACGTTTAATCAAAGAATCGTATTCATAATCTGTCAAAAAAACGTAATCTAAATATTGTTTTTTTTCAACAACTAGAGGCTTTTGTTTTTTTGCAATTAAAGCTTTTGTTTTTTCTTGTGGGATTAATTTTAGTTGCTCATTTTCTAACCCCATGTATTCTTGTTGATATTTCTTATAATTTATTATGGTAATGACATTTTGCTTGGTTAATTTTTCTTGAATTATTTGATTTTTTTCTTCCAACTCATCTAAAAACTCCTTAACTTTGCGTCTGTTCCAGTTCCAAAGCTCCGCTAATTTTGCTTGGGATTCTTTTACCTGCCCCATTTTCAGAGAAATAGATATGCCACGATCTATTGTGGTTTCACTATCTTTGTAACAAGCAAGTAAAAGCAAATATATCCAAGCTAGAGTTTTAGAAATGGGTTGATCTTCATCAAAAAAGTCTTTTGAACCCAACATTTTTCGATGTAGTTTTATGTATTGCATTTAATTATAATTCATTTCCAGTTCGGGCATGTAATCACCTAAATCCATTACGACTACTTCTCGAAAGATAGCAGCAGGCTCATGCTTATAAATCATTTTCATAACAACATCATCAACATGGGTAATTCTAATATCGGGAGTTTGGTAATCGCATTCCATTAGAAACGCCCTCCAATTTCTTCCAATTGACCAACACCATCACCTATTAAATCTGTTAAACGGTAATTAATATACTTCCCTGATTGGATTACTTGCAAATTCACAAGTCTACCATAACAGGCTTCTAAGCACTTGTACAAAGCGTTTTCTTGTTTAGAATGAAGAAGTTCTTGATCAATCCCCCATCGGCTCATATCCATTTTTAAAAAACCAGCTTGAGACTTCCTTTTGGAATGCGGATCATCAGAAAGTCTATACCAATTAGAGCCTGATCTACCTTCATATTCATCATGATTTTCAACTACAAAATTAATCACAACGGAGTCTATTTTTTCAATAATCTTAGCACTTTGTATCCTTACCTGATATTTCCCAGGCGGTAATTTCTCTTCGTTTTTTTTGTTATCTATTTTGACATTCACAAAATTATCATTTAGTTGTTTTGGTATCATTTGTTTTCACTCCTTTTTCAAATTCCTTTTGAATGGCGTTATAATCTAAGGGCATCACGGCTGGTATGCTGCTGTTTTGTGGGATGCTACATCCAGCTTCAACCGTTTCACTGCCTTTTAAAACTAGAACCCTCTCATCAGCTTTATCTTTATCTGTCGAATACTTAACACACGCAATGATGTCTACTAGAGGCCAAATAACCTTTTTACCTGTCGTTTCTAAACTAGGGGTTAGTTTCATATATTCCATGACTTTATCATTCATAGGTTTTTCCTCAGCATGAGAAATAAAGATAACGGCAACACCTAATGACGTTAGGGTAGAAAACACTTTAAAAAATTCTTGTTTAATTGCCTGCCACCCTTTACCAAAACCAATATCACTTTCATGTTCAACACCCATTTTCTTATTTGTATATTCACGACAAAATTTATAAGCATTATCAACCGTATCAATAACAATGGTTTTAAATTTAAAGGTTCCATTTTTAATTTCCAAATCAATGCTATTAAAAATGTCTTTCAATTCTTGCCAGCTATTAATCGCACCTCTTTCTGGTAGCTTGTAAATGCTTAAAGCTTTGTGCCGATCTTCTGTGCAAATAAACAACGGATTATTGAACTGGGAGGCGAAGGTTGTTTTCCCAATTTTTGGTGAACCATATATAAGCCAGTGATAATTCGCTAATTCTTTTACTATTGGTGATTTTGTTGATGGTAATTTAATTGTCATTTTTTCTTCCTTTTTTTGATTATAAGCTAACTTTTTGTTTTTTAATAAAAAATAACTCCGCATTTGGTTTTTTTGTACATAATGAAAAATACGAGCAAGTTCCAAACTGCATACAATTACTTGTATTACGTGGAAACATTTTCTTTTTTTCGCACTGATCTAAATAGTTTGCTTGTTCCCATAAATCGACTTTGAAATCAGCTAATTCTTCTTGGGTTCGACTAAATTTATATTCAATTAAATAACTATCTGTTTGAGTTTCAAACAAATCATTTAAGCGTTCATAAAAAGCTTGTTTGGCTTCGTTCTTTCTAAGTCTAATACTGGGTTTTTTCAAAATTCTGTAGATAACCCCTGCAATTGGTTTTTGATACTTTTCTTCTAAAAACACAATATAAGCAGAAATTTGTGAATCAATATCCAAGCGATCTATATAACTGTTACCAAACTGTGTCGCTGTTTTGTACTCTACTAACCATAACTGCCCATTTATTTTAAATAGTCCGTCCGATATGAAACTAAACCTAAATTTCGATCTGCGTCCATTTAAAGGGTTTTTGACAGGGATTTTAGAATGCTTTTGTTCTAATTCTACAATCTTTACGTTTTGTGCTTTATCTTCATCATAAAATCTTTTTTTCCATGCAAATAATGCACTTTTCAAAACAACAGCACACCATTCTAAATCATCGCAATCTTTCTGGTCAAAAAAGCTTTTGTCGATAGCATCTATTGTTTGTTTAATTTTTTCTTGTATTGTTTCAATTGAAAACCCTTTGTATAAAGCTTCAACAGCCTCATGAAATATTGAACCGAATTGTAAAGCTGATTTTGTTTTTTTTGGTATCAGTTGATCTAAATAGCGATACTTGTAAAAGCGTTTACATTTATTGAAATCGCTAAGCTTGCTATGTGATATTTTAATTGTTTTTGCGGTCATAGTTACTCTGTATTAAACTCATAATTAGTGCTTTTCTAAACATGCTTAATTTGTCAATTTCTGGTACATTTTTGATTAAAGCAAAATTTATTTTCTTTTTTTGTTTCTTTTGGTAAACATAGTTTTCGATGCTATTGTTCATCATTCATCGACCTCATAGAAAAGGTCAGAAAATGAGTATTTTTCATCAAATGTCGCTAATAATTTCTTCCTGAAACTGGGGCCAGCTGAGTGATATTTTCTATCTTTTATTTTTTTGCTTTTTAAATTGCTCAGATAGTGGTAAGAAATGTTAAATTTTTCACAAAATTCTCTTTGCGACAAAGATGGAAATGTTTGTACTAAAGCCTTGTTAAAGCTACGTTGTTTTAGTCCGATACGCATCAAGTTTCCCTCCTTTCATGTTTTCGGTATAAATCCAGAATACCCTAACGAAAATTGAGCAGTCAAGCAGTAAATTCACAAAACTTTATTTCTTTTTGTATATATAATTTATTATATATATTTTTCTTTGTTTTTTTCTTTCTTTCTTTTTTTTGGTTACTTTTTTTTCTTTCTTTCTTAAAATCACGTTAGTCTGTGCAGAACAGACAAATGAACAGATTAACCGATTCTAAATTTTGACTGTATTTAGACTGAATTTTAACTGCCAAAAAAACGGCTTTTTTTAAACAAATTAAGCAAGAAAAACAGTCAAAATTAATCTGTTCAATTTGTTGATTTTTTTGATTTTTTCTATCTGCTAAAAATGCCTTTTTTACTCTGTTCAGCACAGATTGAATTTTATCTTAATGAACAGTCTAAAAACAGTTGACAAACAGTTGATTTTGAGGTTACTATTATTGAAAAACTATTTAAAAAGCACAAAAAATGAACAGACAAAAAACTTTGAATTGCGTTTCCCCTCCTTCGCAAGAAAAAGTTAAAAAATCTCGTCATTTGGTGTCACTTGGTTCGCATCAAACAAAAACACAGGCTATTTCACGTTTAGATGAATTGGTTTCAAATGGCATTGTTTTGTTGCCACCTAAGTATTCGATTGTTAGAACGAAAAAGCCAAATGGCAAAACCTATTACAGCGTTCAAGTTTTCACCAAAAATGAAAAACAAAAATCTGATAAATACACCCCGATTTCTTTTATAAAAACACAGCAAGAACATGAAGAGGTTTATTTTAACCAACTTATCACAGATAAAATATTGTCAGAAAATGCAAAACGAGAACATAAATGCACCACTCGAAAAGAACTTATCAAGAAGATAGATGATGGGAACTATAAGCTTTTAACCTTTACGGATTACAAGGATAAAGTCCATAAACACATTCTGCCGTTTTTTCAAAAAAAATATATTAGAGATATTACGAAGAAAGATATACAGCAGTTTTATGAATATTTGGTTGATACGCCAAGCATTCAAAAAGTATCAACATATAAGCTTATATTTATACACTTAAAGCGATTATTTGATTTTGCCTTAGAGGAAAATTACATTGAAGACATTCCCAAGTTTCCTGAGATCAGAAACGTAGACCAAAGCTTTAACCAACCAGCTTCTTACAGCGATTTAGATTTAGATTTAATGAAGGCCGAAGCGGATGAAGACCAATTATTTTTAATCACCCTTTTATTAGAAACTGGGTTAAGGCCAGAAGAGCTTGATAAAGCTGGGCTAGAGCCTAAAAATGAACATGATATAACGTCAGGAAATTTAACTTTTTTTGATATGGAAAATAAAAATATAATAATTGAAAGTTATCGGACTAACAAGAAAAAACGTGTCATCCCAATTTTTGAAAATTTATATCAGTTAATTAAAAAAAGAATAGAAAATGGAATTTTAGACTCAAGAATAAGCCCTTACCCCACTAAAAGAAAAGCTTTGTATGAGCTTAACTGTTTGAGCAAAAAAATAGAAAGAAAGCATAATAAACGCATTGTTATTAACTTGAAAAAATTTAGAGCAACCGTGTCTAACCAAAAAATAAATCAGGGCTGGGATTACTTAAAAGTATGTAAGTTTCTTGGCCACTCTCCAAAAGTAAATTATGACAACTACACGAATGATAGTATTGTGCTTGTCGATTAACAGCCACTTTCCCATAATATAGGCTTATTTAAAAAATAAGGTATTTTATTTATATTAAAACAATGTTACTATAAATAAAAAAAAGGGTTTATTTATGGAAAACAAAAGGCATTATAAAGACGTTCTGTTAAAAAAAATAGATTTAGTTACTTTTTTTGGTTTTACTAAACCTACTTTGTATACATGGCAATGTGATAATGGGTTTGAAGAAAAACAAAAAAATTTATTTGGTATAGATTATATTAATTTTGTTCGGCAAAAACGAATTGAAAAATCGAATGAATTTGAAGTAAAAAACAAAATACAGGTATTTAGTAATATTAAAGGCGGTGTTGGAAAATCAACATTATCTAGCCAATACGTTATGCTTGCTTCGATGATGGGGTTAAAGGTGCTTGCTATTGATCTAGATGCTCAATCACATCTTACAAATCAGTTGCTTGATAATCCTAATAATGAAGAGTTTTTAACGATTTATGACGCATTAATTAATAATGTACCTACTAGTAAGTGTATAAAAAAACTATCTGAAACATTAGATATTATTCCGTCGTCACTAAAAAATGTTAAAATCGATACGCATTTAATTACGCAGGTTAAAAGAGAAGTACGATTACTTAAAAAGATTAACGAGATTTCAGACAATTATGACCTGATTTCTATCGACACGAATCCAACGGATAGCGAGTTAAATAAGAATGCTTATGTAGCGTCTGATTTAATAAACATTGTATGTTCAACTGATTTTTTGGCTTTTAATGGTTTAAAATTAATGCTTGATAGTGTTGAGGTTATTAATGAGAATTTCAACACAAATAAAAATATTACAATTATCCCAAATATGTATGATAGCCGTGATGGATCGTCCTTGCGAGCTTTAGGTGCAATGAGTTCATATTATAGTGATATTTTAGCTAAAACTATTGTTAGAAAAAACACTACTTTTAGGGATGCGACAGAACAAAGAAATTCTATCTATTTGATAAATAAGCGATCAAGTGGGGCTAAAGACATTGTGGATTTAACAAAAGAATTACTCTCTAAGTAAAAATGGACGCTTATAAAAATAGTGTTTCTATAAAGTATAAAGAAGGACAAAAAAAGAAAGAAAGAAAAAATACAAATCCGTTAGAAACAGACTTAACACAGACTAGACACAAGCTTGACACAAACCCCGACACAAACTTAACACAGACTAGACACAAGCTTGACACAGACTTAACACAAACTAGACACGAGCTTGACACAAACCCCGACACAGACTTAACACAGACTAGACACAAAAATGATGATATTCCTGATTTGCATAACCTTAGCGTTATGGGTATGAAAATCATGCAATATATTTTTGATATTTGTGTAAATTCTGGCAATAGAATAACGCCAAGACTTAGGCATAAAAATATTGCAGAATCATTAAATTTAAACTCAAAATCATTACCAACCACCATTAGCAGAATGGTTAAGGACGGCTTTATTTTACGCCGTATTGATAAGAAACAAGATTGCCGAGGCTCACAGTATATTATCAACGATTTTATATACGCCAAAATGATGAACTTAACACATACTAGACACAAGCTTAACACAAACCCCGACACAAACCCCGACACAAATTCATCTAGAAGAAGAAGAATTTATCTTAATAAGAATAATATAACTTCTACTAATAATATGGAGTTTGAAAATTTTTTTAAAAATCTTCAAGAACTTAATCCATCAATTTTATTAAACTCTCAAAATGTAAGAAAAAATGAAATTTTAAATATATATAACGCCCGATCATCGGTTACGCCAGAAGACTTTGTTAATAGCCTTGAAGATTTTTGTTACGATATAGAAAATGGGATTTTAAAAAATATAACTATACCCCGAAGTCTATTTGTCAAAATAATGAAAATGGAGAATTATGAGTCAGAAGTTCGTGTAAAAAAACAAATTGAGGCTTTAAAGCAACAAAAAATAAGGAAGGATAAACAAAATCAAGAGTTGCTTGAAGCACAGATTGCGTTATATCCAGATCAGTATGCTAAAGCGTTGAAAAGCTGGATTAACTCGTTAAGTGATAACGATTACAAAGACCTATTTGGGATTGAAAAAGACAGTCCTTATTTTCTTAATAAAGACAGAATGATAGAAGCCAAATTTCACGAAATAGAATGGCCTAATATTTTTAAAGAGCTAAATTCTTAAAAATATCTGGGTTTTCTTTTTTGGGAACAAAACGATTTTTTTTTGGGGGTGGCTCAATTGGACAATATTAGAAAGTATTACCTTCTTCAAGCTGCTTAAATTCTTAATTTTTCCTCAAAACTAAATTGCTAATAATTGCTAACTATCATACACTAATATCTATGCAAGAATTTCTAACTGTTGATGAAGTAAAAGAGATGCTTAAAGTAAGCAAACACACCCTTTACCGATACATTAATGCCGGTAAATTAAAGGCCTATAAATTAGGTAAAGAATTTAGGATTGATAAAAAGGATTTTGAGGATTTTTTAAAAAATATTAAAACGAAATAAGGATAAATAAAAATTATGCCAAGAAATGCAACAAATAAATTATTACACAAAGCTAAAAAGTCAAAAAGTGATGAGTTCTACACACAATATAGTGATATTCAGAAAGAAATCGAAGCATATTTAGAATACAATCCTGAGGTATTTAAAAGTAAAGTTGTTTATTGTAACTGTGATGACCCATTTGAAAGTAATTTTTTTCGCTATTTTGTTTTAAACTTTAAGCGAATTGGATTAAAACAGCTTATAACTACCAGTTACAAACCCTCTCCTGTAGCTAATACACAACTTGAATTATTTGGTGATGATACAACTATATTAAAAGTAAAAGGACGTCCAAAGATAACAGCTAATAAATTCATTATTAATGAAGTTGGGGACATAGATGGTGATGGAGAATTTAGTTTAAAAGATGTGGCATTGCAGTTAAAGAAAAATAAACATAATGAATGGGAACCATTAGACGGTAATGGTGATTTCCGCAGTGATGAAGCTATTTCTTTATTAAAACAAGCTGATATTGTAATAACTAATCCGCCGTTTAGCCTATTTCGTGAGTATATAACCCAACTATTTGAATATGAAAAAAAATTCTTAATCATTGCTAATATTAATGCCATTACTTATAAAGAAGTTTTCCCTATGATCAAAGATAATAAAATTTGGTTAGGTACTGGAATGGGTAGGTGGATTTCTGGTTTTATCGTCCCTGAAACATATGAGTTGTATGGAACAGAAGCTCGAATTGATGAGGAAGGAAATAGAATAGTTGCTACTAACAACTGCCTTTGGTTCACTAATTTAGACCATGGTAAGAGGCACCAACCATTACCTCTAATGACGATGAAAGATAATATTAAGTTCAGCTCTCATAAGAATGTTAAGGGAAAAAATTATGAAAAATATGACAATTATGATGCTATTGAGGTTCCTTATACCGATGCTATACCCAGTGATTATGATGGTGTAATGGGTGTGCCGATTAGTTTTTTAGATAAATATTCTCCTGAACAGTTTGAGATTGTTGGTATGGCAGAAGATAACGGACGTGGTTATTCTGGAGGAGTAATGATTAACCCAAAAGGTAATCCTCATGCTACTGTACCAAGTGGTAAGCACATGTATAAAAGAATTTTTATTAAACACAAGAAGGGCTGATATGAAAACAATATTAAAAACTGATATTACAGTTAAAGAAATATGTGAGGGTTTTGTTTACAACGAGCTTGAAGGAAAAGGACTATTTGGACTTTCAGGGAAGCTAACTATACAACCGGAATACCAACGTAATTATATCTAT